ATGGAAACTAAGCAACACACGCCCACTGAAAAAGGGCTTTCAATACTCGACTCAATCAAAACCAAATACTTCCCTGATGGCTACAGCAGTAAGCCGGCTTTAAGCGGCCAAGATTACCGCTTTTCACGCCGTGGGCAAGTGGAATTCAAACGCGGCCACCAACTTAGAATCACTCGCTTACAAGCGGAAGGGGGTGTTTTATGAGTTACTGTGTTTGGAGTTCGAAAGCGAATCACATTGTTTTGACGCGTAATGATTTGAATGTGTTCTTTGATGGGTTCGAAGTGGAGGCCATTGAGGCGACGCTTTGGGTTTACCAAGGTTCGGTCACGGTTGCGGCTCTTACAATTACCGATGAAAATCGCACACAAATGATGAGCCTTGCTAAGCGTATGCAAGTGCTCGGTGCCACCAATCATGGTGAGCCGCTCAATGCGGCAGGAGTGGCGGCATGATTCATCAACTCTATGCGTCAACATCCACAATCGACGCCATTTTGCGTGGTAAACGCATTCATCACTGTCCGTTTGAGGCAGTCGAAAAAGGTCATAAAATCCGCCTAAGCGATGGGCAAATTTATGTGTATATGCTGGTCTGCAAGGTTTTCTCAATCGGCGTAAAGCAAACGATTGAGGTGAGCTGGTTTAGTGCTGGCCCTGAAGAAATCCGCAAGCAAGAGGACGCGCCGGAGGCATTGGCTGTTGATGGCGCTGAATCTTCTCAACTGTGGGTTGGCGAGGTGGCCTAATGGAAATCATCGCCCGTTTTGGGGCGGCGCCACTGCCGCCCAATGACAACACACTCCTTTACGCCGTGTCGGGGACAACCCACGCGGCGAAAGCTCGCCAAACTCTTACCGCGCCGAAGTGCGGTTTTTTTGCGTCCGATTTTGCAAGTTGGGACGAATCGCAACAGCAAATCTTAAAGAATGCCGAGCAGTTAACGCCGGCACGTATCAAGGCGATATCGGAACACTTCCGCGAAGCGGCGGCGCAAGCCGAAAGTAATAGGCTGGTCAAAGGGCGCAAAAGTCGGACAGGCAGCAAACCGGCTTATCATCGCTCGATTCGCACCCGTCAGCGCATGTCACTGCTCAAAAAGAGCCAGCCGCGCCCGCTAGTATTCCAGCCTGAGAAGTATCACCGCGAAGCGCACAGCACGAGCTTTGGGGATGTTTCAAAATCTCGCATTTTGAACCAAAAAGGCCGCCCGTCTTGCGTCGATAAACCGCTGGTTAAGTTGCAATTACAGGCGCGCAAGTGGTCGCAGCAATACCGCTTGCAGCAAATTGTTGAGACGCCACCAAGCAAAGCACCCGAGGCCAACACCGGCGAGCGTTTTACCGAAAAACTCAGTGGCCGCGCGGTGAAAACCATTTTCGAATCGGCGGCCTATGTGTCTGCGTGTAAGGGGGGATTCAAAACCTTTGTCACTCTGACGTTTGACAATGCGCGCCGCCGCCGTGTGCTGGATGGTACGGAGTACACGGACGAAGGGCTGCTTTACTCGCCGGTGTCGTTTAAGCGCAACATGGCCAAGGTGAGCTTTGCCGATGGGGCTTATTGCCCGCTGTACGCCAAACCACAAAAGCCGTGGGAAGTGCAGACCGCCAAAACCACCATTGGCGCCGAGGTGTCCGACTTCATCAACGCGCTGAAAAAATTGCGTTTGCGCGGGTTCTCGGCACTGGTGACGGAGCGTGACAGCGAAAGTGGTCGTTTGTATTCGCCATTGCCGCAAGTCAAAGCCAGTGTGGTGCCCGATAGTGCCGAGTTTCATTATTTGTGGGTGGCGGAGTGTCCGGCCAACAGCGAGGGCGAGCCCAACCCGCATGTGCATTTGCTGATGGATTGGGACATGCCGCAAGCTTTGTTTCATGCTTGGGCTGCGCGCATTGAGCGCCTTTGGGGCAATGGCTTTGCCAAGCTTGAGCGCATTCGCAAGCCAACTGCCGCCGGCAGTTACATGATAAAAGCCGTGGGGTACGCCGCCAAAGGCAGCAACGCCAATCAAGGCTTAATTCGTGGCAACCGCTACAACCTTGCCAAAGCCAGCCGCGCGCCGGCGTGGGAAGTATTAACCACGTTTGAAGCCGGCAACATGGCCGGCATCATCACCGAATTGAGCCGCAAGCTCGATAACTGGAAAAAGCCGCTTGAGCGCCACATTCGCCGCTGTGAAAAGCAGCGTGAGCAAAGCATCAAAGCCGCTGCCATTGCCAAAGAGCAGTGCGACACACTCAAGGTAAACAAGTTGCTCAACCGCATTCACCGGTTAGAGCAAACCATTCGAGACAGCAAGGCGAAAACCAAAGCCTATGGCATTCATGCCAGCACCACCAATCGCTTTTCTGTCACCTTTGAGAAGAACGCCGAGCGCCGCATTAACCAGTTTTTGAAGTGGGCCGCCGGCGCGCGTGGCTGGTCAATGACAACCCTCTATGACGACATTGATTTTGACGACATACGCCAACAGGCAAGGGCGCACTATCAGCGCGATTATGACCAATTTTTAGAAAAACAGGCTTATTGGGAGGCCATCAAGAATGAGCCGTTGTGGCCGGAGACGCCACACCCGAAAGAGCTGGAACACCTCACCGCACAGGCGTGGCACCTCTACGAAAAAGCCGCCGTGTTTTACCACTAACGCCCGTTGGGCACTTGCTTGCACTTTGAATTTGTTCGCTAAAAAAGGAAACCGACAACATGGAAAAAGCCAATCAAATCACTGACCAACTGGAGCAGGAAGTGCAAAGCGCCAGTAAAAACCCGTTCGCCGGCAAACTCATTGCGCCGCTGCGTCTGTTTTTGGTCTGGATGCGCTTAACCAATGAGCGCTTGGCGCAATTGGAAAACCAATTGAATGGGGTGGTCAATGGCGAGTAAGAATCCGGTCAAAGGGTTTGTTCGCTGTCATATGCCGAACTGTGGCCAAGTGGCCACGGTTCATGCGGTCGGTGAGCATCGAATCATCACCGAGGGCAACCCGCCGCGCAATAAGCGCAACACGGGGCGCCTGTATTACAACTGCCCAAGTTGCGGTTTTCAGCAAGGCAAAGGGGACGCGTTTCAAACGTTCATCACCGCCAGCATGCAGTCGAGCCGTGAAGCGCTAAATGCGGTCAGTGAGCCGGCACCAATGCCGGCTGTTATCCCCAAGCCTAAGCCGGTGGAAGCGGTAAAACATGACACTGTCACGCAAGAGCCCACGCCGCCAAAGCCAAGCCCGTCAAGGCTTGAAACCGCAAAACCCTATTTATTGGCGTTGGTCGCACTGGTCACGCTGTTTTTAATGTTCCAACCGAAAAAGGACACCCAAGCTCATGGAAAACCAAACAACGCAAGCGCATGAAACCGAACTTACCCAAGACACCGGCGCCGACTTTCAGACGGGATTTGCCGACCTTGACGCCCTTGATGCAACGGCATCTGGCGTACCTGCTGACGATGAGCAAACTGAGGATGCGCCCGCCGAGGCCATCGACAGCGCCGCCGTGGTCGGGATGGTGGAATTCGGCCTGTTTATGTCTGAGCAATACATTGGCAACGTGGCGCAAGTGGACTTCCAATTTGATGCCAAAGCAAAAGAAAAATTCTTAGAGTCGTGCGGCCCGTTGATTGGCAAATATGGCCTCACTTGGCTGGCGTGGTTTGACAACTACAAAGAAGAAATTCTCTTTGGGGTGGCGTCCGTGGGCCTTGCGTACTCAGGCATTAACACCGTCAAGCGCCTACAGCGTGAACAACTCAAACAGGAAGCGGTTAACGATGACAAAGAAACGCAAGCCGCCGCTTAGGCTGCCGATGCCGGTCAATAGCAACCCCGCGCTGAACGCCGAGCATGTGATTTACGTCGGCACCACCGGCAGTGGCAAAACCACCGCCGTGCGGGTGATGGGGCTTGTGCCCAAGAAAAGCCAAGCGGTGTTTTTCGACCCTTATCAAAACTACGCTGGCAAGGTGTTTCAAGGGCAAAAGGTGCAAACCTTCACCGAGTTTGGCCCGTTCGCACGCGCTTTGGTGGCATCACGGCGAAAGCGCACCGGCTTTAAGCTGGCCTTGGTCAAAGAAGCCAACGCGGAAAACCTCGAAACCTTTGCCGCCATCGTTTGGAGCTGTGGCGATGGGCTCAAACCGCCTTTGCATGTGGTGATAGAGGAGCTTGCCAGCACGGTGGAAACCACCGGCAAGCTCAAAGGCAAGGCGGGCGAGCTTTGGCGCGGTGGTCGTCAGTTTGGTTTGGTCGTGCATTCCACCTTTCAGCGCACGCAAGAGGTGCCCAAAACCGTCAGCAGCCAGTCGCCAAACTGGTGGGTGGGCGGCTTATCAAGCATGGCCGATGCTAACTACATTGCGGCGCAAAAGAGCCACGATGTGACCGAATTAACCGCCTTGAAAACCGCCAAAGTGAACCAAGGCATTGCGCAATACCTGCTGTTTCGAGATGGCATTGGCAACATCGAACGCGGCGACATTGACTGTCGCCGGTAGCCCTCAAGCCTAATAGGTTAAACCCTAAGCCTATTAGGCTTTACCACCTTCAAAACCGGCGCATTTTTCCCAACAGTAAGGGCGTTTTATCACACCTAACATGGGAAACACGCATGAAACTCAACAAAGCAACGCTCCTGCCTATGCTCGCCACTGCGGTGGTCACCATTGGCATCATCACCGTTATCAACAACGTGTCACAGCTGGCCACCGTGAAAGATACGGTGAACGGCAATAAAGGGTGGTTCTAATTATGGAAATGATGAGCACCCCATTTAACCCTCGTCCACGTGAGCTTGACCCTGTTGAGGGCGTGAACTGGGGCAATCAAGCCACCTTGCGCGTGGTGTCAGGCCCAACCTACCAAAGCATTGAGCTGGTGACCGACATCACAGACCCCGCCGACATTGAGCGCATCACATTGAAACTCAATGGCCGTGAAATCGTTGGCGTCACCGGTCAAGACTTGGTGGACATTCAAGAGCACCGCAAGCAGTACACGCAAGCGGGCCGCTATATCATCCCGTTTGCGGATTTGACCGCGCGCACCAAAGCCGGCGTTCGCACCGGTGAGCTGGTCACGCTGCAAGGTGAAATTTGGATGATGTACATCCAACTGAAAGCGAAAAGCGGTGTGGCGGCGCCAATGATTCGCGCCCGAGCGCACACCACCCAAGCACAAAGCCGCCGCATTTACTTGCCGCGTCTGTACTCGCTGACGTGGTTCGCTGCCGCCTCCGGTCGCACGCCGTTTGACTTTGCCGAGCGTAGCCCGTTCTTGTCGATTAAGCGTATCCACTTCAAAGACGACACCATCACTCGCGTGCGTGTCATGCGTGATGAGCGCGAAGAAATCAACGTCTCGAAAGAAGACAACGCCTTTGATTTGGCGGTGGCTAAGCGCGAGCAAAACGCGGGCTGGTTCTCGGTCGATTTCATTCGCACCGGCTTTAGCGTGGAAGGACGCCTGCCGACCAACGCGGCCAAGCAGCTGCAATTTGAGCTGGAAAAATCGAGCGCGGGCAGCGTGCCCGTACTGATTGAAGCCATCGAGCAAGTGGGCGAAATCAACGCCGAAGCGAAATAAGGGGCACTTATGCAGTGGTGGGAAAGCATTTTAGAAAGCGGCGGTGAGCTGATTGGTGGGGCGGTCGATTTGATCAACGACATCACCCCGCAAATCATTCAAGACAAGCTCAACGCCGATGCGGTCAGCAATAAAACGGCCAACCCAAGCGAAAACCGCAACCCGTACGGCGATTATCAACAGCCAAATGGGGATGTGGTACGCACCACCGGTCAAGGCGGCAACATGCCGCTTTACCTTGCGATGGGCGGCAGCGCGTTACTGATTGCAGTGACGGTTTACCTTGCTGTGAAAAAGGGGTGATGCGATGCCATTTATCCCTATTGCCATTGTCGGTGGTCTTGGCCTGTGGGGCGGCTTTGTGCTCAGTGAGGGCACAAAGCGGCTGTCTTGGCTGATGGTGCTTGCGCTTGTTGTGTGGGCGGTCTTTTCGTTTAAAGGGAGCCTGTTCTAATGCTTGGCAATTTAACCAGTCTCACCGGTGGCGGCGGGTTTACCGGCGGCGCGGCCACGGCCACCGGTCGCAACGAAACCAACTCGGGGCAAAGCGTTGGCGGCATCAACATGGGCGCAAGCCATCGCGGCAGCCTTCCACCAATGACCATTGTGGGCGTGGTGATTGCGGTGGTCGCACTGGCGTGGGTGATGAAGAAATGATTCGCCTTGTGTCAGACCAACCCCAAGCATTGGCGCGCCTTGAAGTGGCGTTTCGTGCTTGCCCTGACGACTTTGACACCCTCAAGCAAGAGGTGGCGGCGGGCCGTGTCAGCTTGTATGAGCTGCACGGCGAGCGTTACCGTGTCACCGTGGCCGGCGAAATTGTCGGTCACTCCTATTTCTTGTGGGGCGTGAGTGGTCACGGCGTGGTGCCGGCCATGCGTGAGCTCAAGCGCTATGTCAAAGCGGCGGGGCTGTCGTCTATCAGTGCTGATACGTACTTTCCAACGGTGGCGCGGCTGTGTCGCCGCTTGCACACCGATGAGCAGACACGCGGGAGTGTGACCCGCATGGAAATGAAGGTGTAAACATGGGCGGAAGTTCCAGTTCTTCAAACAAAACCAACACCACCAACGTCACCGGTCAAAACGCCATTAGTGGCGACAACCTCGGGACGGCGATTAGTGGTGTGAACAACTCCACGATTAATGTCGAATCCACCGATTATGGCGCCATCGAGCAAGCGTTCACGATGGGGCGCGACTTAATCGCGGTGACAGAAAGCATGAACCTCAGTAACAACCAGTTTGCGCAATCTGCCATCGAAACCAACGCCGTGCTGGCGGGCACCATGCTCGAAGAGTTCAGCAGCTCCAACAGTGAAAACTTGCAAATGCTGGCCGGCCTTGCGGGCAATCAAGCCAACCAGAATGCCGAAAACCTCAAGGCAATTAAGGAGCTGGCGCAATTTAACAAAGACGGTGGGCAAGCCAAGCAAAGTGAAATGAATCTCTACTTGCTGTTTTTCATTGCGGCGGTGCTCGGTTTTGTCACCTATAAGGCGGTGCGCTAATGGAACTTGAATTGATTGCAGGGCAGCGTTTGCCGGTGACGCTTGATTCTGAATGGCTGTATGTCGAGTCGGCGGCGGGCAAAATTACGGTGTTTATCGAATCCACCGGTGAAGAAATTACCCTCATTCCACGTTCACTGTATAAATATACAGGTCGTCGATTTGGGCGCATTTTTCTAAGTGGTGAGGGCGCTTTGTCGTTTTTGCATGGCGTGGGCGATTTTACCCCGCCCATTGAAGGGCAACAGGTGCAAGTGAGCACCATGCCATCCATTGAACTGGCGCCAGGTCAGCAAGTGGCGGTGAGCGAGCTACCACCGGTCAAGGTGCAAACCTTGCCACCGGTCACACTGGACGCCAATCAAGAGCTGGCCGCGCGCATTCTCAGTTTGCCGGCGGTGATGCTCGATTCAAACAGCCGCATCACGGTTGATATTGGCTCGGCGATTCGCATTTCAGCGGCGCAAATATTGCGCGTGAGCGAGGAAGCCGGCGAGCGCTTTACCACGTTACTGGTGAGCACGTTCCCGCACACCGTGGCGGCGAATGCCAACCGAAAACACATCCTATTGAAAGCCTCGAAAAGCAATGCGGCGCCGGTTTTGGTCGGTGCGTATGAGCTGGACGCGGGCGAGTCCTTAACCCTTGCCAGCAAAGCCGACATTACTCTGACCGGCACTGCGGGCGATAAAGTCAGCTTGTTAGAGCTAGAGGTGTAAATCATGCCATCGTTACGCGAACAACTGCCCAATGGCAGCAATCGAAACAAAGTCGAAGCGCTTGCCGATTTCATCGAGCAGCAGCTTGGCCAACTCGGCCAATCCACTGGCGAGGCCGCGCCAGCCAACTTGCTGCTTAATCCCGATTTCTCACACTCGTCTTACGATTTCTCGCAAGCGGCGCGCTTGCAGTGGCTCACGGACGCATTTACCTACAAAGACCAAGGCCCAGAACAAATGCACCTTGGCCGAAGCTATGGCCGACCCGCACCACCGGCGTGGGGTGTGGAAATCCAGCCCGTTGGCGTCAGCGACTCACATTCCGCGCGCTATTTAGGCATTGGTGGCGAAGTGGAAAAAGGCGACACGCCCGCCAAAGGCGCGTTTTTCCTCTCGGGCGCGTCCTCATCACGCGTGCTGCACTTTAGTGTGTTCACGGCGCCGTTTGAAATGGAATCGGCCTACACCGACGCCGCCGGCGAGCGCAAACTCAAAAATCTCTCCTTTAGTGCTTATTTGGCGTGTTCACGTTACAGCGGTAATCGCTTTGGGGTGTTGGAGCTTAATGAGCGTGGGGATTTTATTCGCTACGTGGCGAGCGGCCCCATTGCCAACGCAACCGAGCCGACCGGTTTTAACCATACGTGGTTGCACGACATCAAACTCAAAGCCGGTGGCTTGTATGCGTTTTTCGTCGAATCTGACACTACTAACTCAGGCATGTTGTCTTGCGCGCCAGCGGCTGCAGGGGTGTTTTTAAACCCAGAGCGCGCCAACGTGGTGCCAGACTTGACGCCAAACCCCGCCATCACTCAGCAAACCCGCGTGCAGCACTCCTTTGGTCATTTGACCAAAGCGCAAATGAACGCTGGCACAACCTTGGATGTGAGCCGCTTTGCGCTGCCGTATGGCATGGAAAAACACCTGATTTTTTGTGCGTGCAAACTCGAAGGGCATGCCGATACCGCGCCATTTTTTGCGGCCACCATTACCCGAAGCGATTACAAATCGGTGCTGGTGCAAGGTGATACCCACGGCAGCGAGGCCACCGCGCACATACTGGCACTGTACTCGCCAACGCCGGTGCATCTGAATTACTTCGCATCGGGCAACTATACGGCGGTGTAACCATGCGCGTGCATCTATTGATTCTCTTACTACTGGCAGGAGTCATTTACCTTATGAGCCGACATACCGTGCGAGGCATTCGCAACAATAACCCGTTGAACATTCGCAAGGGCAACGACTGGCAAGGCGAAAGCATTCTCAACACCGACAGCGAATTTGAAGTGTTCAAACACCACAAATTTGGCTTTCGCGCCGGCGCGCGCATCTTGCGCAACTATCAGCGCTTACATGGCCTGAATACCTTGGCCGAAATCATCAATCGTTTTGCACCACCGGTCGAAAACGACACCAAGAACTATGCACAGTTCGTGGCCAAGAAAGTCGGCGTGGGCGTGCATGAATCCATTAACTTGCTCGATGATGAGCGCTTAGCGGATGTGCTGCACGCCATGTCAATCATGGAAGTGGGCCGCCATTACAGCCGCGCGGATGCGATGCAAGGTGTAAAACTTGCTTAGGAGAAAGCAACCATGAACATTGAAAATTCAACTTTGAAAGGCTTGGCGTTGTTGGGCTCGGTCATGGCCGGCTTTACGGGTTTTGGTCAGCTGTTTAGCGTGGACATTACCCACAACGGCATTGAGCTTGGCGGCGCCATTGGTGTGGCTGTGCCGGCGCTGCTCGGTGTCTATGAATCCATCCCAGACCGTTTCAAACCAAGCAAGAAGGTAGGGCGCGCGCATGGAAAGCAGCCTGTTTAACGCGCTCGATGCGCTCGGCTTCTCGCCGGAATCTTTGGTACTGTTGGCGTTGATGGCTATTAACCTGCGCAATCAAAACCACATCATTAAAGAGCTCGCCAAAGGGCTGCAAGCTGTCACAGACCGCGTGCTAGTTCTTGAGACTGAGCGCAACCGAAGCAACAAAGGATAAGTTTTCGCGAGCCGCGTCAAGGCCACACTATTAAGGATTTACTCAGCGGGTAGGGAATTGATAGGGTGGCCTTGTCTTATACGACAGCTTCAAATTGGCTTCACCATAAGCCACCTTGTAAGTCGAGCCCTACCAATAGGGCTCACGTGAGTTGAGTCTTAATCTATCGGCTCAACTGTCAGGTTATCCACCTGACTCCTAATGTAAGGTTTTGCCGAATCTCAGTGATGGGGTTCGGCTTTTTTTATGTGCGTGATATTAATCTTGCTAACTGTTTGATATGCTTAGTAATGATATTGGAATGAAATGCTGTATAAATTTCTTGTGCATTTTAAAACAAAGTAAAAAAATTCAACGTTGGTCTGTTAATGAGATAGAACATGACAATAGAAAAAAATGAATATATGTGTTTTTTAGAGAAGTTCAATTTTACAGAAGAGGACTGGAAAAACGCGAATGTTGATTGGGATACCCTTGAGGCTATCAAGAAAGACTTTACCGATAGAGCTGCAGAGTTTGAGCAAGCAGCTTTGACTGTATCGGCAATTCTACAAAAACAACCTCGCGTGCACTCAGTTCGCTGGAGAGTTAAAAATTCCGAACATCTTGTTGCCAAGATTATAAGGAAGCGCATAGAAAAGAACCCCAAATACGATGAGATTAACAGCGATAACTATGACACCATTATAACTGATTTAGTTGGTGTTAGAGTTCTACATCTATTTAAGGCTGATTGGAAGCCTATACAGGTGCTCATTGAGGGAACGTTTGACTTGGAAGAACAACCTAGGGCGTTTATCCGAAAAGGAGATAATGTAGAGCAATACGCTGGCTGTGATACGGAAATTCATAAATCTGGTTATAGGTCCATTCATAGCATTGCAAAAACAAAGCCATTTAAGAAAGACATTTTTATAGAACTACAAGTTAGAACCATCTTTGAAGAAGGATGGAGTGAAGTAGACCATAAAGTTCGATACCCCAATTTTTCTAATGACCCAACTTTAATAAAATTCCTTTCGGTCTTTAACTTGTTAGCCGGCTCTCTTGATGACTTAGGAACCTTTGCGTCCGAACTGGCTCAGTTTCTAGAGGAGAAAAAACAACAAAAACTGGCATTTGACGAGGCTAACCAGAACAGAGAAGAGCAACTCAAAAAGCTAGAGAAGTTGGCGAGTGAAAACGATGAACTAAAGCAAGCAATCCGAGAATTTAAAGATGCAGATAATGATGTAGTGAAACTAGTTTATCCTTATGGAATTGGAAATCTCTATAAAACACTCAATAGCCAGAATTTGGAAGAGCTTCGTTCCAATTACCAAAGCAAGGAAAATCTGAAAGTTCTAAAATCTGTTTTGGGCCACGAAACGGCAATTGGAGCATTGGCTAACGATGCTAGCTGTTTATATACGAGTCTAAACGCGAATATCCGTGAGCAACATCGTCAAAGTACTGCTAGCGCCCATGAGGTTCTCGGGAGGAGCTTTCTAGAGCGCCAAGCTCAAACACGGTATGCACAAGAGAGCTTATTAAAAGAGCTTAAATCCAGTTCGTGTAAAAACAAAAAATAAACTGGGCACCGTTTGGAATAATAAACAACTATTACCGAACTAGTGTTTTCTTTTTTTTGAGGGAATCCACGCAGCTGCTTTCATGCGGTGACCACCTCTAAAGGGCAATAGATTCTCTTTGGCAGGATAGACTTTCGGCTGCTCAATGTGGCCGTAAGTCTCTACAAATTGGCGGTGTTCATCCCGCCAATGCACAAAACTCTCCAATTCTTTAGGGCTAAATTCGCGGCCCGAGGGTGTGATAATCAC